CTGTTCCCATGCGTCTTCAAGCGATGCTAACTTTGTAGCGGTGTCACCGGATAGAGCATCAAGCATACCTGAGTACTTGGTATCAATAATCTTTATAAAGGTTTCAAATACCTTCAGTTCTTGCCCTTGTTCAAGACCGCCGCCCTTGTCAAACTTGATGCCTTCTTTTGCAAACTGTGAGCGGCTCATACCAAACATAGCCATCTGCTCAGCATCTGGCATCTGTCCAACCTTGAACTTACCGACCATGTTTAGCAGGGATTTTAGATGCTCTTCATCAGCACCAAAGGCAGCGCCAAGGTTTGCAAGGCGTGGAAGCAAAGCGTTAGTTTCAAGCCCAATAGATTCAAGCCCTACCGCTAGGTTTGCTAACTGAGAAAAGGTGAAGGGGGAAGGTCCCGCAACCTTGCGTACCATATCAAGCACTTGAGCTGCTTTTTCACCGCTACCGGTAATGGCGGTAAGCCGTGAGTTGAGAGACTCAAAAGATACCGCCGCGTCAAAGGCAGTCTTACCAAGCATACCAAAGCCGGCAATGCTTCCAGCAATACCAACGGCTCCGATACCGGCAAGAGCGGTGCCGGCACCTTGGGCTTTTTGTGCGACTTGACCTAACCCGGTTTTGACTTTATCAAGGGCAGAAACAATCTGCCCCATGCCATCCACGCCGAGCTTTACGGTTAGTTGTGCTACTGTCAAAATATGCCCCTTGTTGCCTTAATCATATTGATCTCGTGCTTTTCTAAATCCTGAGCAATCACAGCAACTTCCCAAATCTGCTCCAGCGTTAGGTCGACTTCCGATGGATGACGGTGTAGGTATTTCACGCAGTAGTACGCGATAACTGACCCTACACCGCCGAGTCGTTTTTTGCTTCGTCTACCTCTTTGGTAACGCTTACATCAATATACTTACCGATGAAACTCCAGTAGATAGCGTAAAACGCTTGCGTGTTCTTGCGGCTCAGGTCAAGGAGTACACGGATGAAAGCGGCATCGCTTGGATCATCCATATCCGGGATGTAGCACTTGCCAATAATCAGACAGTTGACTAAAAGATTCGGTGCCATCTCAGCGTATGACATCCTGATTTTCTGCAGCTCAGTGGCATCCGGAAAGTAGTCTGCCGCCTTTGGCTGGCGGAACTTTACTATCGCTCCTTCACCAGCCCACTCGCTCAGGTCTACTTCAAGAATGCCATGCTCTACTTCAGGGGCAACGGCCTTGATGGCTTTGATACCCATTATGCGGATGTCCAAGCGGTAGTAACACCGTTAGCGCCAAGCATGATTGTCGCTGTCTCTGTGACCGCTTCACCTGCCGCAATACCGATACCCGTAGCGGTAACAACGCCTACAAAAGTCTTCGCAGAGAGAGCGCCTGGAGTGATAACTACTTGGCAGTAGTAACCTTCTTTATTGAAAAAGATAGGGGAACCATCAGCCTGTTGTGTGCCGTCTACCAGCAGTTCGATGTCAATAGAACCTGATGCTTTAGTAACCTGCATCTTCTTCGTAGTGTCGCAAAGTGCGCTGACATCAGCGGTATCTACACTTGTAGATGTACGCACCGACTTAGCCAAACAGGTGTAAGTGTTAGCCGTGAAAGCTGAGGGAGAACCGTCTTGAAAGCCACCAAAAGCGATGGTGACCACGCAGTTCTCACCGACCAGACCAAATGATTTTGTAAATGCCATGTCTACTCCTACTGCTGTGTGAGGCAGCGATAGACCGCTGTCACCCCGTAATCCGTCCGACCGCCATCAGATAAAGCGAAGGTTTGATCCGTTGAAGTCCTGCGGACATAAAGCCGTGGGGTCGTGGTGGTCACCGTCTGATTATCCAAAAGTGTATCGATGCGATTCATTATGGTTTGGATTCTTGCCATACTCATCGCACCACTTTCAGTATCCCACACAGTTATTCTGTAGTTAGGCGTTGTGAAGACACGAGCGCCGCATAGCGCATCCTCATCATCACCGCTTGCACCAGCTCGGCTAAAAACCACGTAAGGCACCTGCACCGGTCGGCGTGATACCGGGTCGGTCTGGGGAGCTACGCTGTTATAGATGCCCATCTGATAACCATCAGGCTTGTTGTCAGGAGCAAGTAAACCCATGAGCGTAGCATCGCCGCTCAGGGTCTCGTATATCCATTGTTCGATTATCGCTGGTTCGTATGCCATTACTTACCCTTCAGCACCACGGTTAGCGCTTTGACAAATGCCGGCTTTACGTGCTGTAAGGCTGGATCTAAAAACGGGCGTGGCGGTACGGTGTTGCCGCCCTTCGATGTCCATCCAAGTTCCAGCGGTACGGCATACTTTGCCATTGCCGCAACCTCAGCACTTGTAGCCGTCAGCATCCGATGCATGATGGAGTTCGCAAGGAAGCCGGTATCGCTGTTAGGTGGCGAGCCTGGAGGGCTTGACCAGTGACCCTTTTCATACTCTTTGAACTTACCGCTGTTTGTCTTGATGCTTCGCTTTGCGGTGCTTTCAACGTCTGCCGCAGCTTTACCTACAATCTTAGTTACCTTGCCTAGATTCGCTTTGTAGCGGTCTATGCCGGTAGTCTTGAGGGATACGGTTACACTCATGGTGCCAGCACCTGAATCTGTAGCGGGCCGAAGCGGCGTACCGTGGTTGACACCGTGAAGGATATCGTTAGCCTGATGTCTGCCGCTGTGCCGTATGCCGCAGGGTTGAGGACGCTAAGGATGCCTTGTGCGCTGTACTGCTTTGTGAGGGTAACGGATCCGGATGAAAAGGTATACGTGGACCCGGTCTGGATGTTGGTAAAGGTAGCACCAAGCGTACCGGTCGTGATGTCTACCGGGCTTCCCAGTTCGTCCACCAGCCGCACTACGTAACTGTGCCAGTCTCCGACCCATGCGGAGACTTGCACGACCTGCTGAGGGTCTTCAGTCAAATCAAATATCAATGCCATCAAATGTCCCTCACATAGATCCGCAGTGGTCCGAATACCTGCGTGTCGTTTGCAGATGTTGACCTTGTGATTGTAGCCGTGTACGTCCCAGGAGTGTTAGTTACCGTAGTGTCGATGGTGAACGTAGCACGTCCATCAGCTGCATAGGTTGCCGTACAGGAGTAAGTGTCTACCAAGGTAGCACCGCTGTTGTAGACCTTAGCCGTAACCGTTGCACTCGTGATGTCTATCCCTGCTCCGTTGTTGTCTACACACTGGATGTCGATTCCATGCTGTGCGCCTTTCTGGATGTCTAGCGGATCCGATGCCCCAAGTCCGTCAGCCCTGACCTCAAAAGGCCCCATGCGTACCAGAGCGGCAGATGTAACCGGGGTTACCAACTCCGCGTTGACATACTGACCAAAGGTGCCGGCTGTAGTGTGGCCGCTTCGCGCTTCATCCCACACCGCTGCGGCTGTCTGCGCTGATGTCAAGCCACCACTACTCAGCGTGACCGTCAGCACCGCGCCGTTAGTACCAGAGGCACCACGCACCACGATAGTGACATCAGATGCGCCAGCAGCAAATGCAGCATCAGGTACGTCCAATCTGTAGACGCCCGGCATGTTGGTAGCGTCTACCTCCGCAAAGCCACCAGATGTCCACGCCTGAGCGATTGTACGGGCTACTAGAGGGATGTTTACGCTTGCAGTGCGTGTGCGGTTGTAGCGGGCTGTTAGACCGCTTGTGGAGGCTGTGAGACCTGTAGCACCAAGGTAGAGTTCGATGCTTTGTGATGTGCTGTTCGGTGCGATTGTGATGGTCCCAGACGCTTGCGATGCTGGTTGATATGCACCTACACCGCCAATCGTTCTATAGATGGCTACACCAACATCAGGAGTAACATTCCAAGATTGTCCGTACATGTCGACAAGTGGCGCACCTGATGCTGTACCTGCTGTAGCGTTCGGACTGTTGAACGTGTTACCAAAGATTTGTATCGGTCCAAATCCTTGCAGGAGTGATTGTCCGAACTCCAAACCGGACCACGAGGCAACATTTGTATTTGCACCTTGAGATACATTCTGCCGAGTGTTGACACCATAAACTCGGTTGTAATTTTCTGTTGCACCTAGATTATTGTTTGATTGAAATGCATATGTTCCGGTTGCATAAATCAAACTATTGCTTACAACGATTGTATTTCCAGTAGCAGATATGTGAGTTTGTACTGTTCTAAATGGAGTTGAACCCATCAACACACAGTTGTAAATGTTCACACCTGACAGAAGAAATGCGTTATACGCTGTTCCTTGGTCTGTTAGTAAAATGGCGTTTTCACCAGTTAGAACACAATCACTTAAGGCAAATCCAACATTTTGTGCTGAACCTAAATTTCTATAGTTATACTGAATACCGTTTACTGTCCCAGTAAAAACACTTTGCTTTATAACTGTATTAAAGTTTGTAAGAGTAGAAGCAGTAAACATAAACGCCGATGTCGTTGCCGATGTACTAAAGAATAAACACTTTTCAATGGTTAGATTTGTACAGGTCGTTGCGTTCATACCACCGACAATCAAGTCCTTAAAGTTTAGGTTATTCTTGCTAGTTGCTGTCAGTGCATACGATGTTGATACGGCATTGTCTGAACCACTCGGAGTTATTCTAACTTCACCTGCAAGAACACCTGTAAACAGGGACGCTGTCGGATTCCCATAGATGTAGGTTGCACTTGAATATGTGCCAGCAATAGTGACAACCTCACGATACGTGCCGGGAGCAATGTACACAGTGTCCCCACCAGTAATACCAGTACCGCCGAGTGCCTTACCAATGGTAGCCCAAGCTTGTCCAGTACCAGAACCTAGACCAGTGTTGCCATCGTTGCCGTCAGAGCGAACATAGTAGGTTGCCATTATTCTGCGGTTCCTGTGAGGATTTCCTGAGCCATCACAACGATGAACTGGTTCACAATGTTGAGCCGGAATGCTTCGTCCTGCGTGACCCACCACGTAAACATATCGATGCCATCAACTCCAAAGTCACCGACCTTTGTGTTCGTGTCATCGTAGATGTCGGCTTTGATGTTATAGTCGGCAGGGTTTGTCACAAGTGGTGTGATGACCACATCGGTTAGGTTCATTTGCCCACCTTCAGCGCGTTCATCTGCGTCCCAGAGAAAGGCATCGTAAGGAACGCAAGCACACTAGAAACCGCAGCGGAGACACCAGCCGCTACCGCCTTACTTCCGTAGAGTGCCAGCACTGCGCCGAGCTCGGCAACATCCTTGGCTTCAGCGGTGCGTACGCCATCACCGAAAACGGAAGTGAATGCAGCTACAAATGCCACGATCACAACGACCACGAGTCTTTTGATACTGATGCTGTTCATCGGTTTATTATTGCCTCCAACGCGCTGACTTTGTTTTCAAGTTTACCGAGTCGTTGCTCGATGCGGCGCACTTCTTGTTGTTGCCCATCAAGCGTGTTGATGATGTGAGCCACCTGAGTCTCCAGGCGCGTCAGCCTGACCATCAGTGCCACCCAAGCGGCGCCGATGCTAACGGTCGTTATAAACGCTTGGATACCGATCTGCACCCACGCTTCAGCCGTCATGATGTCCGCTCCACTAATCCGACATGCTGCACAAGCAACTCTGTCTGCCCAAAGTCAGTCCCGACTACATCGTAATAGCGGGCATCATCGCCTACCCGGTACACGCGGTCTTGTGGCATTACGTCAGCACCTACAGCGACTATCAAAGTCCACTGTGCAGATGATGCTATGCCACCGCCTACGATGCTCTCTGTGTCGCTCTGGTTGGTGAGCCTGGCGTTGTACTCGGCAACCTTGCGCCATGTCTCAGTAGCACCACCACGGCCATCTTCGGTAAGTGTGAAGCGGTGTATTTCTACCCGGTCTTGGCAAAGGTTGCGTACCATGCCGGCTTGCAGGGTTGCGCGTAGAATCGGACTCATGCGAACACCAGAGGGCGGTATCGCTCAGCCATCGAAAGGCAGTGTGCTTTGAGTTGGGAGAGCTTCACATCGCTCGTGCCTTCCTTAGCATCGATGTCTGATGCACATCTGGAGGCTTTGATGAGCCACGCTTGGCGGGTGCTTGTTCGGACATCGTAGCGCTCAACGTTAGCCGGGCCTTGGTCTACCCACATCAGGGTAGGGTCACCGGTGCCATCTTCAAGGGTGTAGCCCCTAACGTGGTAAGGAGAATAGACAGGATAATCGGGTTGTGTCGTGCCTGACGTACCGGCTACCCGGCACTCGTAAACCCTGCCGTTGGGCGTTGTAGGTACTACACGGTCACCGACAGCATAGGTGGTGCTAGCCGTCCAAGTGGTGAACCGTGAGTAGGAATCTAGGATGCTCCCTATCTCGGTTGTGGACATCTGCGGATAGGACTGGGCATC